CAAGTTTGACATAAAACTAAAGGACCTAAAAGTCCATTTAATTGTCTTCTATAATTTCCATTAATTTGGTAATAACCATCTGGTGCTAAACTCAATAACGCTTCATCGCTGTAAACGGAAATAGCTGTTAAAAAGCTATCAGAATCAATATATTTATTTACTAAACTCATTTTTTATTTTATTTATTTATTATCAGCAATCACAACATGCATCTACCGCACTTGTTTCATTGTAACATAATGATACTGAAGTTGGGTTTCTTAAGTCCCATACTAAATATAAGAAATCATCTCCTTGATTATTTAAATAATTAAAAGAAGATTCATAATTTAAAAGACCACCTGTTATAGGTGTAGCTGTATTTAATAACGGTAACAAAGTATTTACATCACTTTCATTGTAATTAGTATTTGAAACTAAGTATTTAAACTTATCTACTAGTGGATCAAAATCATAACTCTGCCCTGAGTTTTGTCTACTTTGCATTACTACCGTAGAGTTATTTGCTGGTATTGTACCAAAAGACTCTTGACCTGTTTGAGTTTTAAATAAAGAAATACCATCGTCTTGTAACACAATGGAATTAGTACTAAACGGACTAACATCTGTACCTATTGACCATTTGTATCTAGTAGTAGTAGTTAAATTAACTTCTCCTTCAAAATTTACAACAATTTGTTTGACTGTTAATGTATTAGCTATTGGGCAATTAAACAGTACTGAGTATGAGTCTCCTGCAGAATCAGGGTTAGGAGCAGGAGCAATAGGTGTAACCGTTACAATAGCTGTCGTTGGGTATGATGTTGGTTTATTAAAACTAACTTGTCCACCACCTGCTGCAACTGATTGCGTAAGAACTAACGCTCCATCATATGTAACTTTAATATTTACACTATTTGAATTATTTGATACATCAAAAACAACGTTACCAATTATTGTTGTAAAATCTATAGTAGCTATATAAGGAGATGATGAATTATTTACATCTAATTGATATCCACAATCTCTTTCAATTGGAGGTATAGGAATGGATTTAATATTACTACTTAATACAAACTCATTCATATAAGGATCAAACCCTCCTAGTTTCTGAGTTTCAAAAGAATCAACAAATAAATCTCTAAACCAACTTCTCATACCTACTTGAGATATAATTGACAGTTTATCACCTGCTCCACCCTTAGAACCCCCTTTTAAGTTTATTACAGAACTTCTTTTAGCATCTGTAAAGTAAACATCATATCCATATGAAGTAAAGCTTTCAGGATTATTACTGATTCCAAATTCCTCTATTCTAGCTAACTGAGTTCCTAAAACTTCAGGAACAGATGTTATAGCACCTCCTGCTGCAGCATCAGATAATAAGTTTTTACCAACCAATACATAAGATATCTTATCTTCTTGTAATGTTAAAATATCTGTCTGTCTTGCATGAAGTGTTCTTATAGGGCCATATGATGTTTCTAAAGTTTTAAAATTAGCTAAAGCCAAATTAAATTGATTCAACTTGTTTAAATTACTTTCTTGATTAAATACTCCACTATACGTTATATCACCAAATCTATTTGACTCTTTAAATTGTTCTTCAGATACTGAAGTAACTTTATCCCCTAAAGATAAAACAGGATTTACTAATCCATCTAAAACTTTATCACTTTCCGCTCCGTTTCCAAATACATAACAATTAAAAAAAGTTAAATCTACAATGGCTGATTGAGTAAGATTTTGATTTTGGTCTGTACTACTTGTTCCTGATTGGTGAAATGAATTTACAATATCAAAAGATTGTTCATTCTCATAATACAATTCATCATTTGCTTGAATTGGTTCTGTCTCAAAAATCATTAATGTAGTAGCTCTTTGAACTTCTAACTCAATTTCTCCGTAAGAATTTCTTTTATTAGGACTACCACAATTAGGTGTTCCGTTTCTAAAACATAAAAACATTCTACCATCTGTTGTGTCTTGTTGAAAGAATATTGTATTCTCTCCTGGTTTTGGATTAGGTTGTGGATTTACATTAAATGCATATATTTGCTTGTCAAATACAACAGTATTTATAGTATCATCTGTACCTCCTGAAATACCATTAGTTAAATCAATATTGTCACCTAAAATAAAACTATATAAACTATCGTACTCTTGAGAAGCTGTAAATCTTTTATCATAATCATATTCCCTACTACCGCATTTACTACCTCTTTTAAATCTATTAGCTCTCAAATAAATTCTAATAAGACTACCTGCAGGTATTGTATAAGGTATAAATAAATCTGTAGCCCCAGTTGTGTTTGGGTTATCTATATATACACTAGCTCTAGTTGTACAGTAACTTCCCGTACATCCGGCTTTTTCTTCTATAAAGGCATTCGCAGGGGCACTTGCTGCAAATCCAGCAGGTCTTAATAACATATAAGTTCCTGGGGACTGTCCACAAGGCTGGCTATCAGGTAAAAGCTCACCATCTACACCTTTCTTGCAAAGAAAATCTTCTGCTTTGCTTTCAAATTCTAAAACCTTAGTTTTTGTACATCTAAGAACAGGGCCATTTGTATCAGACTTTACAAATAGATTTTCGTTATTTTTTACTTTATCCCTATTGTCACCTTCAAGTTTAAACCAAACATTACCAGTTGACGCTTCAGTATAAAATATATTTGAATATATGGTTCTGTATCCTGTTTTAGATTCTTTAATTACAAACTTATACTTAGTTGCCCAATAAGGAGCATAGTTATTTAAAGTAACTCTAATCTTATTTTTATTAATAGAGGCTTGACAAGGTATGTATACTGTATTTGCTGTATCTACTAATGCAGTACTACTTCTTGCGTAGTCATCCATGTATACAATTGCAATTTCATAATCCCTATTACTATGTAAACTTTGTTTTGAAGATTCTAAAGAATATAATCCAGTCGCTGAACTTGATGATAAATACTCGTAAGCATATATTCCTAAAGCTGTTGGTGGTTGAGTTGATTGGTTATATTTCTGAAATTTTAAAGCAGGAATTGTAATACTAATTATATCACTTCCTTGAGAGGTTTCTATTTGAAAACCTTGATTACCGCTTGTAATTCCAAAACCTTCATATTGCCACTCATTTTTAGCAGCAATACCACAATTATATACATCAGTTACTGAAGTTCCAGCTACACCTCCTACACTTAAATCAAAACAACTTGAATTAGCAGGAGCTACAAATTCCTGTACAGCTGCAATAAACTCATCACTAGATGCTAAAGCATAAACACTACCGTAGTTTTTTTGTATATTAAATAAAAATACGTATTCAAATGTATTTTCAGGCTGAGTTCCATCATTATAACTTGCATCTCCACCATATTGATTGCTTTTATAATTAAAATCAATACCTATTTGAGACCCTTCAACTAAAGCAATTGCATCTCCTCCAAAATTAATTGAAATCTTTGCTGAGTTAACAGTTTGAGAAGGCCCTATTGAATAAAGAACAGGACTATTTGTTGCTGCTATTTCATCTGCACTTAATGCTTCTGAAATTAAATCTATATCGTAATCTAAATAAATTTCTTTTCCATTTTGACTTGTAATATCATATCCATCAATGTAATTTCCATACATTAATCGATTACCCATTATTGTTTGAGCTTGTGCTTTCCTAGGAACGTTATCATATAATCTTAGTAATTGTGATTCCGGTAACGCTGTGTAAATTTTTTTATTTGTAAAGGGAATAGTTTGTGACTCATTATCTAACCATCCTTGGTCAACTTTATTAAATCTTTCAATAACATTAATTGTTTGACTTGTTGAGAACTTAAAAATAAGGTCAACATCTTTTACATTTTTACCACCTGTATCAAATCCAATATTTACACTATTGAATATATTAATCATTGCGGAATTGTCATAGGTACTATAGTCTATTTGAAAAGGTCCTGGAGAAAAAGCAGTTTGAGAAAAAGGAGATATAGCTGAGTATTCTCCATCTTCATATTGCCATCTGTATGCAAAACTTAAAAAAAGTTCTTCCATATAGTTCTCTCCTCCACCTAATTTAAATTGGGATATAGTTGGGGCATTTAAAGGTGGTGCTAAAATAACACCTATATCTTGTTCTGTAATTTGGTCTACATCTGAAATTGGCTGTAAATAACTTCTAGTAATATTTATTTTTCTTGGAGCATTTAAGTTGTCTGTAAAAAACAACAAATCACCTATAAGATTAATACCATTAACTAAAAATTTACTATCAAAATTTAATACAGTTGTTGAGATTACATGATAAAATAAAACTAAAAGTCTAGTATTATATGATACTATCATATCAACAGATGGTGATGTTACAAACCAATAAATAGTTTCATTAGCTCCATCCTCATACGCACCTATACATCTAGCCCCTGTTAAAGCTTGATTCTTATATTTTAAAGAAACTAAAAGTTCATTTCCTTTTGAGTTCTCTACAGCTCCGATTTCAGTTCCTTCAGTAGAACCTAATCTAACATTTAAAGCATCAATGTATTCGCCCTGGGGAACAATTCGTTCATCAGCACTTTTATTCATTCTCCCTTTTATGAAATTCTTTTGAATTTTAGGCATGCTATTTTATCCATTTATTTTGACCCCTCAGATTCATTAATAATCTTCCTGGATGTATATTGCTTAATCTTAACTTTGCGTTCCTTAGAAGCGCTGATTTCTCTTTTCTAGCTCTATTTATGATATACTCTTGGATACCATACTTGCTCTGTAGTATTACAAATTTCATATAAGAATAAACAAACTCTTCAAATAATTTATTTACACTTATTTCAGAATCATCTCCACCTTCCATTCCATCTGAAACATACTCAAGAACAACTAACTCATCAGCCATACTAGAACTAAAATTAATTACACCTGATTTCTTGTTTATTTTAAAAGTTGGATTTGCATTTGCTGTTTCAGTATTTAATCCAAACTTAGCTCCTATAGAGTACTCAAAGTACCATGAGTCATTATAACAATAACCTTCCTGCCCATCATATACACTACCTTCATTTAAGTATATGCTTTTTTTACTTCCTTTTATTCTGTCAGCATCTAATGTAGAATCTTCAGGTTTTAATGTATTTCCTTTTTCATCAAATAAAATTCTACAATTATTATCCTGCAAATAAGCACTACTCCAATTAGTCTGAATATTTTCAGTTAATGGAAATAACGTACCTCCTCTATACATTGATACTCTAACCCAATTTACATAATCTTGTGGCAATATATATCTTAATGAATCACAAACATTTAATTCTAATATTTTTATCTCTTTTAAAGAATCGTAATTTAATTCTTGTATAGCTCTTTTTGCGTGAAATAAAACATTATATCTTTCTACATTATTAATTAATTTATCATTTCCAACATACATAACCATAAAGTTATTTACTATGTCGTTTAATGAAACGTATTGATACGAACCCCAATTTTCATTTTCAAAATTAAGTCCTCCATTTTCGTAATATTGATAATCTGTTAAATATGCCATAATCTATCCTTCTTGTTGGTTTGCCTCTTGTTCTTCCATTTTTCCAAAAGCTACTACATCTTTATCTCTAATAGATAAACCTGCGTATTGTAATATTTTATTTATTAAATTTGTTTGATCTGAAATTGGTAGTTCAAAATCTTGATAATCTGCAGATGTTTGGTCAAACGAAGGTTCTCCACCAAGTATAATATCTTCATAAGTCCAATTAGGGTCTTTAGGGTATCTTATGTATTGAGAAAAAACAGTTCCTGATGCAATTTGTCCTATAGGATAAACTGTAATGTCACTATCTTCTAAAACATAAGCAGGGAATGAAGTGCTTGGCGATGTTAATGGAGTTGAATTTAAATAAAATATTTTATTTTGAGAAACTCTTTCGACTTCAGTAATACCACTATTTGATACGATTTTAAAAACATCACCTACATTAATGTTTCCACTTAAAGTTAATGTGGTTTCATTGGTAACCGCTACTACATTAAGAACTTCTCCTGAATTAGTTATGTTAGAAAGTAAATCTGTTGGCTTAACTCCATCAGTAATAAATAAAGAACCTGTAGATATAAGTACTTTACCAGTCCCTCCTGTTACTGAACCTGATGACCTTAAATTAGGGTAGTAATTTATTTTATTTATTAGATAATAATCTTCCGGTAATGTAAAATCATAACCATTAGAAATTATTAATGATTTGGTTAAAGAAAAATAATCTAAAACCTCTACTAATCCTTTTACAATATCTGCATACCCACTACCAGATACTCTTGCATTTTGTTTTACAATCCATGAATTATACTGATAAAAGTAATCTTCAAATATATCTAACTGAGCTTGTTTTGCGTATAGGTTAAAGTCGTTGGGAGTGATGTACCCAAAGTTGTTTTTATTGGCTATAGAAAGAACCGTAGCCCTTACTGTGTTTATTATTGACATCTATAAAATCTTTTGACAAATATACAAAAAAAAAGAGGCTTCTTTTTTGAAGCCTCTTTGATTTTTATAGTTTAGATTCTAATATCTTCAGAACCTCTAATCCTTCATCACTCTGAAGGAATGAAGCTAAAATAAACAATGGGTCTTCGCCATACGGCACAGTTAAAAGTTTATTTTTATTTCCTTTTATATTATAATAAACATCTTTTTGATTCTTTATAATTAATAATCCTTCATTTTAAAATGTAGCACACTTGTTTTGAAGTTTTAGTAATGGGTCATTTAAAGATTCTATGAATTCATCTGGATATCTTTTAGCAAACATTCTAACATCTCTTTTTAATTCAGCTGATGTTAATGAATCTACTCTTAATCCTATCACTACTCTTGCAATAGTTTCTAGCATTTCAACATCTAAATCTTTAGCTAAAATTTGTGCCTCTAAAGATAAATCCATTTCTTCTACATCTAAACTAGCATCTTTTTCTTTATCTACCTCTATAAATGTTTGACCACTTAAAGGATGAAATGCTAAGAATTTTTGTAAAATTTGATTTTCTTTTGGTACTCTTAAGAATCCATCTTCAAAAATAATAGGTTCTAAAAGAATATTTCCATCTTGCTCATCTTCAAAAATACTTTTTTGATTTTTAGCATAACGCATAGATCTATTCTGCCCTGTTTTTGTATCAAAGTGTAATAAACTGCTTCTTTTAGTATTTCTTGTTGGAATTGTGTAGCTCAATGGAGCTTTGTCTCTGGTAAGTTTGTAGCTTTTATCTACAAAAGCTTCTGCTTTTTTTCTCATTTGATTGAAATTAAAATTTATAAAAAAGGGGATGGGTTAGCATCCCCCTATTAAATAACATCTATATCTTATTTAAAGATAAAGAAATTGTTTGCACCTAAAGTACATAAAGCTCTTTCAGATAAGAAGTTTACTTCCATAGCATCTAAGCTAGAAGTAGCTGCTCCACCTGCTGAACCTGTAATCCAAGTCTTATACTTTCTGTCTTCAGTTTCTGAAGCTCTATAACGAACGTGTAAGAATGGTCTCTTAGCATTTTTACCTAATACTTGGTCATATACTGTTGTAGAACCTGCAGGTACTAATACCCCATTAATAGATCCACCAACAATATTACCACGCATAGTTACATCATTAAGATATTTCCAATCTGTTTTATAAAAATCATAACCTCTACGGAATCCTGTGAAACCTAAATTTAAAGCCATGTCTTTATCATTATCAAATAAACCATAAGAAGTACCACCTGCTCCATAAGAGTTTTGTGATGCTAACATATCGTCAATGTCAAATCCAAATTCACGATTTACGAAAAGCACATTTTCTTCAATAGAACCTTGCTTATCTAATCTCTGTATAATAGCGTCAAAATCTGAAAGAGCTGTTGGGTTACCACCACTCCATACATTTCCTCTTTCTTCAACTACATAGAAAAGTCCTTCTGAACCTTTGTTACCTACACCACTTGCAATTCCTGCTGCAATTGCAGATGCTCCAGAACCTGCTTCAGCTGGTACTGCTTCAACCATAGCGGTTTCTAAATAGTCTTCAAAACGAAGTCTAGTTTCATGCTCAGATTTCATATACCATAAGAATCCTGTTGCACCGTTTTCAGTTGTTACTTCAATCCACCCAATTTGAGCCATATCAGAACCAGAAACTGCGTAATGGTCTTTAATGATAATTGGAGAGTTTTCAAAAATAGAATCATCAGCTTCAAGTTGACCTTGCATTCCGATAGAACCTTTTTGAAATTCTGAACCATAAATAAATAAAGAACATACAGTAGCTGCTGCCATTGCTTGACCTGCTGCCTCATAGTAAGCTACAGTAACTTGTGAATTTGCTGAATCAACTGCAGTTATAATCGCCTTATTACTAAGAGTTGAAGCTGCTGTAGAATCAGATAACATTATTGTTTGACCAACTCTAAGAGCGATAGTTCCTGTTCCAGGAAGTAATGTGTCACCAATTGTCAATACAGCTGTATTTGCTGCTGCTGCTGCCGCTGAGGCTACGTTTGTATACTTAGTATGTAATCTTCCTTGCTCTGCCCATTTAATAAGATCTGAGTTAGAAGGCATTTCAGCACCTACCATTCTTAAGAATGATGCTACTGTTCTATTTCCATAACGTTCGAATTCTTTTTCATAAGTATCTGGTAAATACTGATTTAAAAAATCAAAGTTAGTAATGTAATTTGTTTGTAATAATACCTGTTCTGAACTTGGTTGTAAGTCAAAACCAGGAACTGCTTGTACTGCCATAATTTCTTGTTTTTAAATTTTTAATAATTATCTTTTACTCCTAATCTTTAATCCTTTCCCACTTTCTCCTGAAATCTGTCGTGCTTTAAAACCCGTATCGCCAATTGCTTGAGGAGTTTGCCTTACCTGCATGTTAATGTTTTTACTTTTCTTAGAAACATCACCAATAGTATCAGCTTTTCCTTGCTCGTAAAAATATTGAGCAAAACGTTCTGGATTCATTGCGGCACTAATTGATTTATGCCAACCATAAGCATCATTAATTAAACCATCCTCTCCTGTATATTTATTTACAAAATTATCAAGATTAATTTGTTTAGCTTTCATTTCGTTTGCATCTCCATCAGAATACTTAACTGTTTTATCACCTACGTTAAACTCAAAACCTTTGAATTCAGGGCTAAAAACCTCATTAGTCTTCTTCACAAAATACTCACTCTTTTTTTGATTTGCTTCAGTAGTGGTTTTAGAATTTTGGACATATTCTCTATAAGACTTTATTTCATTTAATTCTTCATCTGAAACAGAATTCCCACTTGAATCAAGAGGAGTTCTATATTTTTCTTTTAAAGTATTAAGATGCTTTTTTGCCTTAGAAAGCTCTCTTTTTTTAGCTATATTCTTTTTCTTTTGTTCTGACTCATCATCAACATCTTCATCGTAAGAGAACCTCTCTTCCATTAAATATTGAATATCTTCAGAGTCTAAATCTTCTTCAGTTAAAGAATAATATTCTGCTAATATTTGGTCATCATTTAAATCATCATAATCGTTATTAACTTTTACGAAATCATTAAATCCACGACCAGTTTCTTTTTTGTATTCTAAATACTTAGATACATCTTCTGGTAATGCTTCTGTTTCTGCTTCTTCTCTTTTAGCGAAAAAATCATCTACAGATTCTATATCTTTATTGTATATGTTTTTAATATATGAAAGAACATCTTCATCATTTAATTCTGGTGATTTTAATTCTTCAACGGAGGACGTTCTCGTCAAACGGCGTGAACCCGGTCAGCGTGCCGCCCTCGCCGGTGAGAGTGACGGCATCGGCTACTGGGTCAGGCCAGGGAAAGACCCGAGGGATGGCCAGTCGGCGACGACGAACGGCACCGGTTCCGATCGGTTGATCGTGTTCTCGTCG